CGTGAGGCCGATGGCACGATCCACACGGCGCGAGTGTATGACCGGGAGGACGCGCCCGACAACACCGCCGCCCTCGCGCTGCTCGACGAGTGGTATGCGACCCCGGATGATCGGCCACCGGGATACTGGGATGAGTTGATCGCAGGAAAGGAGTAACGCATCGTGGATCTCGATCTGAGTGGCGTGCTGCTGCTGGTGTTCTTTCTCATCGGCGGGCTCGCGTTGTGGGCCGCGACCGATGATCCGCATCGTCGATAATGAGGGAGGTAAGAGATGCGGCGACGCGACCGTATCATCAACATAGCCTTGGGTGTGGCTGGCCTCCTCACCTTCGTGGTGATGGCGGCAACCTTTGGCCCAACCGATCCAAGTATGCGCATCCAGGCAGGGACGATCCTTGGCGCACTCTGGGGCGTGCTGTTTACACGGCTCTGGTTCCTGGCACCGAGGAGAAACACGGGACCGCATCGGCCATCCTATTACTGACGTGAGGAGGGGAGTGGTGGAATTGTCAGACAATCAACATAAGGCCATGATATTTATTGGGGTGCTTGCTGCCCTCGCATTTGTCGGCACTCTCGTACTGAGCGGTCCTGGTTCCTTGTTACCGCAGGCGCAGGGGAAAACAGTATCACCAGATGCGTGTGTGAGATACGAGAATACGATCACGCTGGCAAATACAGCCTATACGAAGGGCGTGCAGGATGGCTTAGCGGTGGCGGTGTGCATCCTCAACGGCGGCACGCAAGAGGCTTGTAACCAGCAGTCCATTATGGCCATCCCGTGTCTCGACTGTGGAGGAGAAAAAGAGTGACCTTGATAGACGACAAGTGGACGGTCATTACCATATGGGCCGTGGTGCTCGCAGGAGCCGCAGTGATCATCGACATCATATGTGACTGCGGCTATCTGTTGACAGGGCTGTAGGTATGCCTAGGCGCGTGTCAGAAACGCCCGATTGTGAGCAGGACATGATGGCATGGCTAAGGAGCCAGGAAAGCCCAAGAATGTGTAGCATAACTCGTGTCAGAAACTATGTCCCGAAACGTACACTTTGTATGCCCATGGTCCATCATAGGAACTTTCTATGGAACTTTAGGTGAGTACCGCTTGTCTTTAACCATTATGGGTCATGGAAGGGGGCTCATATGACACTTGTAGGCTATGCAAGGGTCAGTAGTCGTGGGCAATCGCTTGCCGTGCAGAAAGATCGTCTGGCCATGTGCGAGGAAGTGTACGAAGAGACCGCCAGTGCTACCAGGTATGATCGTCCCCAACTCCAAGCATGCCTGAACTATGTCCGCAAGAAAGATGTCCTGATTGTCACGCGGCTAGATCGCCTCGCGCGTTCGACCATGCACCTGTGTCAGATTGCCCAGGTGCTTGAGAAAAAGAGTGTCCAGTTGCGGGTGCTTGATCAGAACATTGACACTAGCGATGCGACAGGACGACTCATCTTTCATTTGCTGGGAGCTATTGCACAATTCGAGACAGAGTTGCGGGCTGAACGCCAACTTGAGGGAATCCTGAAAGCCAAGGAGCTGGGTGTCCACTTTGGGCGAAAGAAACGACTCACACCCGTGCAGGTAGCAACGCTTCAACAACAACGTGCGGCTGGCGTGCGGCTCTGTGAGTTGATGGCAGAATATCGTCTGACGAAAACGAGCATTTACCGATATCTTGGTGACCGCTCTGCGGACTAAGGAACTCCTATGTTCTGGATACTCTTCACCCTCTGTACCATCCTCCTCATGGCCTATAACCGCTGGCATTTCATCCGCGCCTGTCGCCGCACGCTTGTCGCCATGGAGGCGCAGCGCCTGGAGGGCGACCTCAACGACACGATCCAGGCCGAGGCGGAAGAATATGCGGCGACAGGCACCACGCGGTATCAGACATGCCACGCAGCACTCTTGCGCAAGATGCGGTGGCACAATGTTGGGTGGAGTGCAGGGATTGTGCTGAACACATTCTGTCTTGGCGTGCGTCTCCTTCTCCCTGACACCCAACCGCTCCCACAGACACACAGACCAACAGTCCCACCGCCTCGTGGAACAACTTCCGTCGAGCATATGCCACTCAGTAAACAGGCCAGCGCATGCATGATGGCTCTCGTCCCTGAGAGTGCGCTCCTGAGTGCGAAGAATCCTGCGGTGCTCGACCTCAGTATCCCTGGCATGCCCCAATTACTTTTTGATGCCTCAACCCGTGAGCAGGCTACCTGGCATCTGCGTATCCCACCCGAGTGCCATGGCGGCATGTCACCACTCGTAGACATTACCTTTAGTATGGTGTCTGCGACCAGCGGGAGTGTCGCCTTTGACATACAGAGCACGCCGTTCTCGACAGACATGGATGCTACGGGCATGCCGCGTACATGGCGCCGAAGTTGTCATGCGCCCGTCCCTGGCACCGCAGGCCATCATAGTCTCATGGTCTGTGGATTCGAGACCGAGGAACTTCCAGTGGACACACCCCTCACGTTGCAGATTGCCCGAGCCATAACACATCCCTATGACACGGCAACAGGGGATGTGGCTGTCCATCGCGTCAACGTAGGGATCATTAGGCCACACAGCGTAGGAGAACATGCGACACAAGGCAGTGGAGACGTGACATCGGTTGGCTCAACCGCGACACCAGCATGGGTGAATATGCCAACGATGTGTACCGCAGATATGCAACTGACCATTGACGGTAAGAACAATGTCGTATGCGAAAGCCTGGGAGGAGCAACATCAAAGTGAGACCATCCGGGCCTGGTGCATCGGCGAGGATTGACAGGCCCGGCACTGGAAGGGTCTCTCAGACGCGAGAAGCCTTGAGTATACCGAGCACCACACCAGGACACAAGCCGAAACTGAGCCCCCGCACGCAGCCGCCAGCAGCGTGGACGGCAGAGCAGCGACGTGCGGGTGAGGCGTTCTCCCCAGCCATGGAAAGAACACGATGCAAGTATATCTACGACGATGGACCCTGTGCACCGTTTTTCTCTGCCCCATGCTCGCTAGTGCTGCCACCCATACCGTGACTCCTGGCCAGCGCATCCAGCCCGTTCTGGATCGTGCCCAGGCAGGCGATGTGATCCAGCTCGACGCCGCGACCTACACCGAGCGCCTCACCATCCGCCGTGATGGTATCACCGTCCAGGGCCGTGCAGGCACCATCCTGGACGGCAGCGAGCCGACGAGTGGCTGGACCCCCATCGGCAGTGGGGTGTGGAAGGCTGACCTGGGCTATGTCCCCTACGCCATGACCACCGGGGGGCGGACCCTCTGGCGGCTCAGCGACCGCGCCATGGGCGGTGAGCGGCTCTTTGGCACCGATGGCACGGGCATGCAGGCCCTCCAACGCCCCGCCAGTGCGCTGCATAACAGTATTCGCTGGTGGGACGGCGTAGGCGCCCTGTTCGGCGTGCAAGGCCGCACGACCTATGTCCGCTTTGCCGATGGGGCCTCGCCCGCGACACGCCAGGTCCGTGCGACCCCACGCGAAGCCACGATCACGGTGGACGGCGCCAACAATGTAACCATCAAGGGCCTTACGATTGTGGGCGGCTACTACGGTGTGCTCATCACCGGAGGGGCCACACGGACCACGCTGGAAGACTCGCGTATCCGCAATGGCTATGTCCGCGTCATGGTGAAACAGGCCAGTCAGACGACCATTCGCAACAACGATATCCGCATGCACGGCCTCATGACCACGCAGTACCAACCGGGTGACTGGAATGATACCAGCTATGGCCGCAAGGTCAGCGGCGTCATGTATGCTGTCAACAAGTTCTTTGTGGGCGACACCCGCGAGAATGACCAGAACATTGAGGTCTATCATGCCACCGACACCACCATTGAGGGCAATACGATTACGGAAGGCCTCGTCGGCATCGAACTCCGCGAGAGCCAGCGCACCCGCATCCTGGGGAATACGATCAGCCACCATGCCGCCCAGGGGATCTGGGCCTACGAAGGCGGCGAGGCGGAAGTGGCCCACAACCTGTTCTTGGACAATGATCACCACATGCGGGTGCAGATGAACGCGGGACCGCCCAAGAAGCTCTACATCTACGCCAATCGCTTCCATCAAGCCATGGCCGGCGATAGTGCCAAGCATATTCACCTGAGCTTTGTGGGATGCTCAGGGCAGAGTTGTTCGAGTCCTGGCATCGTCGCCGTCTACCACAATAGTTTTGCCGGGGGTGGCTGGGCGGTCGATCTGGGCGGCACCAACGAAGGCCGCAAAGACACACCAGGGCTGCAGATTCTCAATAATCTCCTGTCCGTACGGGGGCTCAGTTCTGGCGGCTACCACAGCACGGGCGAGGTGCAGACGAAACTCACGGCTCCCCTGTGGCGCAGCGACAGTGTACCCACCTTTGTCCTGCCGGCAGGGCATGCAGGCCGTGACAGTGCCCCCAGCCTTGTCGGCAAGCTGCCTGGCATGACCAGTGCCTACATTGGGGATGGCAAGCCGAACTATGGCGCCGTACAAGACAATGGCAGCACGACGGCAGCCCCTGCACCAGCTCCTCCCCCGCTTCCCGTGCCCACCAACCTGCGGGTGATCGCCGCCCCCTAAGGGATCTTCGCAGGTACTTTGCAGCCAAAAGTCAGGCACGATGTGACGCAGGTCACATATACTGTGTGTGCTGGGTGTGCTAGGATACGACACCCAGACCATCCACGTGTCCCTTTCCTTTCACAGAAGGAGTGATCGTATGCGTCGTATTCTGGTCGTGTGTCTCATGCTTCTCACGGCCCAGGCCTTCGCGCTGGATCTGCCCCCCTGGATGCCCGGTGGGCTCATTACCCAGGTCACGGACTTACCCTTTCAAGGGGTCGATGGCACGACGGTGCTCAGCGATCTGAACGATTACAAAGATCTCGTCGGCAATCGCAGCTTTGGGAACTTTGGCGGGTTTCTCCTCAAACGAAGTAACGGCGTCACGTATCTGGGCTGTCCTGGGGCGAACCCGTATAGCACGACCGCCCAGGCGGTGAGTAACAAAGCCGAAGTCGTCGGCAGTTGTAGCTTCCCGGACAACACCACGCGGGGCTACCTCTATGGCGGGGGTGATCCCAAGCGCCCCTACATCCTGATCCAGTTTGGGGGCTCACGGCATGTCGAGGCGCACGGCGTGAATGATCACCGCCATGTGGTTGGCGGCTATGTGCCGCCCAATAGCGTCTGGCATCGCGGCTTCTGGTGGAGTAATGGCAGTTGGAGTACCCTGGATGCCCCCTGGGCCGGACGGAAGGCCACGATTGCCCACGCGATTACCAACAACCAGAAGATTACCGGGATCTGGATTGACAGCGCTGACAATACGCGGGGCTTCATCCGCACCAACGGCAGTACCTATGCCATGCTCGATGTCCCTGGAGCGCGCTGGACCGTGCCGCTCGACATCAATGAAGCCGGACAGGTCATCGGCTGGTATCGCGGCTGGGATGATAGCGTCGGCGCGTTCTTGTATACCAACGGCCAGTGGTATACGGTCATGGTGACGGAGCCCAACGTCACGTTTACGCATATCGAGGGGCTGAACAATCACACGCATCTGGCAGGACGGCTGCGCATCTGGCAACCAGGAGCGACCGAAGAGTTTGTCTCCAAGGGACTGGTGTTGCTGCCCTCACCCGAGTTGCAGGCCGAAGCTCCACCAGCGCAAGTTGCGAGCCGGGCGCTGATGAGCGTGGCGGCAGCCGAGGCGAGCACCGTACCGGTGTATATCCCAGACTGGCCCAAAGACTACCGGCCAGGCAAAGGCAAGCCGCTGCCGTGGTAGTACGACCCACCGTCAGGAGACAGGGCACGAACCGCTGTCTCCTGACGGGCTGCGACTGGGGATAGGGGCCAGCCGCAACTTTACGGTGGGGGCGGAGGCGGGGCTAACGGTTGCCGAAAGATCCGGGCCAGTTGGGCCATGCCGTACCACAACGCCAGGGTCATCGGACAGCCAAGAACCATCCGCCACGACAAGGGGGGTTGCGCAAAATCGTCCACGCGGAATACGAGGATACACGCCCACGCCACCAGCAGTGCCCCCCAGGCCCGCGTCCAGGCTCCAAACGGAAACGGCCACCGCAGTTGTAACACAATAAACACCCCGACCATCAGATGCAAGAGCAGATTGAGACTGGCGACGCCCAGACTAACCATCCGCCACATGGATGGGCACCTCAGTCGCGTCCTCCTCCGGGGGGAGATAGGTTTTGTACGTGTAGAGCAGCATCCACACGGATGTACAGATCACGGCCCGCGCCACCATCTGCCGGCACACGGGCGCCCAGAAATACACCTGCGCTGGGCGCCCTGGCGGGCTAATCAGCACCAGAGGATTCTTGCCGTGCGCGATATCGACGGTATAGGTGAGCAGATAGCCCAGGAACATCATGCCGAAGAACACGCGCAAGGGCCGAAACCGCCAGCATTCGTAGAGCCCCAGAACAAAGCCCAGGAACGTCAGCCACGAGGCGCTAAAGGAGATCAGTTCAACCGTCGCAAGGGGGAGCATCATAAGGTGTAAACCTGTCTGACATCACAGGTGAAGGTGGCCGCACCATCGGGCACGGGTACGGGCGTGAGTAAGAGTTCGACTGTAAAAAGTGTCCCATCTTTGTGCCGCACCACAAACGGATGCCATTGCGTACTCAGGTGGCCATCCTCATAAGCGGCGAGATACCGCGCCACTTCCTGCCAATAGATCGCGTGACTATGTGTCGGAATAATGGTGTCATACAGCGTATGCCCAATGACATCCGCCGCACTATACCCAAAAATACGCTCAGCAATGCGATCCCAGGTCAGGATGACTGATTCCCGATTCAGTGTAAAATGCCCATGCGGTGCCCGTGGTGGGGGGCGCAACTCCTCCGTAAAGATCCGTGCCATTTGCCACACACCAAAGAGGAAGCAGCCCGTACACACCATCGTGACCAGGCCTTCCCACACAGGCGGCACCAGCCAGACTTCCGCCACGCGCCGGGGGAGAATCACGAGCATGGCGCCCAGTTTCGCCCGCCACGCCAGATTCCAGCGCCAGGACCGCAGAGGGTGCCAGACCTGTTGCATAATCACGCCCACGAGCCCCAGGTGCAGGAGCAGAGTTAGGACACTAAGCACCCGACACATGGCGGTGCTCCAGATCCAGCCGTACCGCCTCGACACCGGCGTAGATGAGGCGGGCGTTATTGCGTTGATCGTCCTCAACAGCCGGATTGTCCAGATACGCGGCTTTCAACCACTGTTGCAGTTCCAGGCACTCGTACACACTGCGCAGGCGGCGGTATTTGTAGCGTTGCACCAGGTTCATACCCCGTGCCACCTGCACGTCCTCCGTCGCATGATGCTGCTCCATCTCAGGGCCTATCGCCTGGGTATTGGTGGGGCTTGGGTGGGGGTCGGAGCATATCGGGAATTTGATCCTCAACATACCGCCACCAGATCCCAATTTTGGACTCCGCGACTTCAAGCCGGGTCGTCAGGCGTTGCACCTCTGTCACGGCACGTTCAAGCTGCTGGCATTGGCGCTCCAGGCTTTCAATCTGCTGCGCCAGCTTCTGCCGATCCCGATCTACCATATCATACCACTCTTGCCGCCGATCCACCTTTTTCCCGACACGGTTGAGCAAGAGATTGAAGCAAAAGCCCAGGACGGCGGCAAGGAGAATGCCTATAATAGTCCAGGGAATAGACGGCCCTGGATTCATTGCGGCGGAGGCCCAGCAGGCGGCGTGAGCCATGGGGGCAAGGTGCCAAATGGCAACTCCTCTGGTTCGCCGACATGCCGAATGTTATAGTCCATCGCAAGAAGGACTCTGAGCACCGCACGCGCGACCTCAAGCTGCTGGGCCATCGCGGCCTCATGATGCTGATCAAGGCGCAGCCGGAGGGCTTCCAGTACCTGAAGCTGTTCCTGGGCAATGCGGTGCCGATCCTGCATATCACGGTGCATGATGACCTTCCCCGCATCCCAGAACAGGTAGACGAGCGCACCGAGCAGCGCAATGAAGAGCACATTGACGATATTGTAGGTGCTAAATGAAATATGCTGCCCGGCCACATGGGCATCCAGTCGCTCAGGCGGCGGTGGTCCCTGCGCCATGCTATACTCCTACTCGGCCAGGAACATCATGCCAGCACCTACCGGTGTCGCACTCAGCGCCCCCGGTGGCGAGACAGGCGCAGACGAGGCCCGATCATAGGCACCTATATCATACTGTCCTGCTGTGCGGGGGAGGTTGTCGATGGTCACGGTGACTTCCGCCAGATCGGTCCCTTCATCGACAGCAGGCGAGTCCCCTGCGGCAATCCGGTAGTTTCCAGAACCTACAAAACCTGGGTCTGTTGTTACATTGGTCGTGAGCACCGTATCCGTGCCACTATCGCTGATTTCGGTCTCATTGCCGTACACAATATTGTTGGTCAGCAGCGTGTCGATCGCCCCTACATCAATCTGGATGCCTGTGCCGGTATTGTCGGCACACGTGTTGTTATAGATCTTGGTGCCCACCACATTGGCACTGACTGTGACGCACCCCAGATTGCCATAGAACAGGTTATTCGAGATGAGCAGGGCATCAGCCCCTTGCTGGAGCAGGATGCCCGTCAAAGCGAGGTTGCGGAACGTGTTCCGGGTGATCGTCGTATGCGTCACTTGCGCATCCGCCACGACCATCCCGCCGCCTTCAGAGCCGTCAATCACGTTGCCCTCAAACCGTAAACCATCCACCACCCCGAGTAACCGCACCGTTTCAAAGGGACCATTATCGTCAAACGTATTGTTGAGGATTTCGATTTGATCTCCACCCGCGACCAGCACATGCTCAAAGCGCATGTTACGACTGACCGAGTTTTGCACGCGGATATGATGGGTCCCTTCCACGAACACAAAGCCATTGGTCTGCACCGAGGGGGGGGATTCGCCATCCAGAATGAGGCGATTGACGATGATGTAGTGATCGGTCGCCGGGTTACGAAACCATGCCAGCACCGTGGTCGGCAGTTGCAGGATCACCTGTTCTTGCTCATAAGCGGTAATGACCGTGGCCGTGTCCCAGGAGGTGCCCCCAGGAATGGCGGCGATGCCAGAGTCAATCTTCTGCGTATACGTACCGCCCCGGAGGTACAACGTGTGCCCCGCACCCATCCGGCCCGCCACGTGGGCAATCGTGCCACAGGGCTCCGCCAGCGTGCAGTCTTCGCCATCCACGCCATCTGTCGCAATGTACCAACTCGTCTGTGGCGCAGGCGGCAGGGGCAAGGGTGTGGTCGTCGTACATTCTACGGGCAACGGCCCAAAGAGCGTTTCCACCACATTGGTGACATGCGTAGGGGGCTTCCCCGCTGCGGTACGCGCGTCAATAATCCGTTGGTTCATCGGCCATGGCCAGAGGGGATCGTTGGTCAACTCTCCATCTATATAGCGCTTGCACAGCCCTGGCAGCTCCAGATACGGGTTATCGCCCCCCGTCGCAGCCGTGACGGTCGTCCCTTCGAGCAACCCGCTCACCGTCCAACCGGCCCCGCCTTCGTTACTGGTGGCTGTGCCATTATGCACCGAGAGGCAGTTACTACAACTATTCCCACTCGGGCTCACCCCGACTGCATCAAAGTGGAACGGCATCACGGCCGGAAAACCACTTTGCAGCACACTCGCCACATCAGTCATGGTGACATTGCTGGCACACGAGGCCCGCACCAGCGCGGTCGCGTCATAAATCTGGCCAGGGAGCAGGTAGAAGAGACTCCCCAGCACAGAGGCATTGAGACTATTCGAGGCACTGCCACAGTTGTGGGTCAGTTCGAGGGCCAGCCCTGGGGTAATCGTCGGCGGTGGTTCGGGGGGCGTCTCTAGATCCCCCTGAATCGCGCCATGATCGGGGGCTCCATCCTCGTAGTAGCCGCTTGTCATGCCAGGGAGCCCCGTGGAAATCAGGCTGGTTGCTCCATTCCGCATGGACGTGGGCAACACAAAGTCTGGCACAGCATTCGTGCGCCAGATGGTCGTGGTCAGGTTGCCCGTGTTCGAGCCAATCTGGTTAAAGCCACCGGAACTCAGACCCCGTGACGAAAACACGTTGTTGCGCATATGTAAGTGCGGAAAGTTGCGCTGCCCTTCGCCCATGCCGCCAATGTCAATCGCCCAGCCGCCGCCACCAAAGCTATTCTGGTAGATCTGGTAGATGCCCTGCGTGGCCGTGCAGTTCGTGCCGGAGGCGCAGCCGGTCGAGGGCGAGAGGTGGATATGCTTCCCACCATCTCCTGGCATGGGCTGATGGAAGCGATTGGCATACATGTACATTGACTTGGGAAAGGTAAAGGCTTGCTGGATACGGATATGGTGATCGTTGTCATAGAAGAGATTGCCGGAAATCTGCATATTGACAATCGTATCGAGCGGCCATAGCCCTTCTGCCCCCGTGAAAAAGATCGTGTTATCGCGGATGGCCGTATCCGTGCTGTCCCAGATTTTGACGCCGACCGCCCCCTGAGAAATACTATTGCCCTGGATCAGTGTGCCAACCGGGTTGTCATCGAGCATGATCCCGGAACCGTTTTCTGTCGTGGCCCCGACATAGAACTTGTCAATGTCGTACTGGTGGCGCTGCACCCACCGTAGATACGAGGTATCGTTCCAATCCCCGGACATATACGTGGTGGTATGCAGTCCATCCTGAATAATCGTGTTGTTCAGGATCTGATCATTCGCGGCACCGTCTTCCACGGCAATCCGTTGGACCCCATGGCGCAGGATACAGTTTTCAATGATGCGATTCCCACCACCCCGCATCCGTACCCCATCATAGCCGCCCAGAATCTGCATATTTTTGATGGTGATATAGCTCCGCGAGCTGAGATCCAGCACACCCGCATCTGGGGCAGCACGGACATTCATGGTGTCGGGGTCCACATTCGTGCGGAAGCGGAGATACGTGGTCGTACCGGTATACCCATAGAGCGCTTCCACACCATCCCAGAAGGAATTGAGCACGCCCATCGCACTCCCCCAACTGCCGGTGGCAGGGGTGGCGAGGACGCTAAACCCGCTACGCCCGACGCCAAAAATACTGCCGCAATTGGAGGTGCAATCCATGACATTATTGCCAATTTTCTGGATCATTTTGCCGTTGGTGGTCACACTCCAGGGCTGATAGCCGAGCACGCGCTTATAGACACCCGTGCCCACTTCCGGTGCCGCCACCCAGGTATCCGTAGGATCGCTCCCGTCCACAAAGGTGGACGAGGAGCCCGCCCCCTGAACGGTAATGCGGGCACCCGAGGTGCCCGAACGTGGGAAGGTCACTCGTTCGGTGAAAGTCCCCGCGCTCACTTGCACGGTGTCCCCAGCCTGGGCGGCTGTGACGCCCTTTTGGATCGTCCGCCACGGATTGCCCGCAGACCCATCGCCGGTCGTATCCGAGCCGCTCAAGCTGATATGATAGGTCGCGCTGAAGGCCGAGCCTACCCACAGGCAGCAGAGGAGAAGAGCAAGAACAGCCATTATAGAGAGTCTTTGAGGTTGCTGTCGCATAGTTACTGTCCTGTTTTGTTCCACGTCCCGATCACATTCTCAAACCGCTGGCCACTCCCCAATCTGAACGTGGCCCCTGCCGCAATACTGCCGCCTTCGGGGTGATCGTTAAACTCGCCCCAGCAGCGCCGGTAGCCACTGCCGGTACTGGTCGCTTGCCCCGAACCCTGGAATACCGTTCGGGCATTGTCGCCCCACCCGGCGCAGTCTTCGACAATGGTATTGGTCCCCTGCACCTCAAACACCACCGCGTTGGGTTGGCCAGAGGTCGCGTTCCAGCCGACGAGGCGCTTGCCCCGGTTGTTCGAGCCCAAAAACTGATACACGCCGGTGAGGCCGTTGCGGGCATTGATCCCTTGGACGATGAACCACTGATTGGTCCCGCCGATCACCACGGGATTGCGGGCGTTCTGGCCATCGAGCAGCACCGCCCCATCGTTGATGGCCTGGATGGTAATCGGCAGCGAGCCCGTGCCTGCGAGGTTCGCAGGGGGCTGAATCATGCCATTGCCCCCCGTGTAGGTGCCATCGAGCAGACACAGCGTTTTGCCCGCAGGCGCGGCGGCAATCGCCGTCCAGAAGTTGGCAATCTGAAAGGGCGTGCCCACACTCAAGCCGTTGCCGGTGCCACTGGTCGAGGCATAGTGGGTGCAGGTGCCCACCGGCGGTGGCGGGGTATACGTCACGGTCAGCGTATCAGTTTTAGTGCCTCCAGCATCGCTGGCGGTGACGGTGACCAGGTTGCTCCCCGACGCCAGATCAATCGACGGAATGGTCCAATTCGTAAACGTCGTGGCTGCACCACAGGCCGGGTCGCAGGTCGCAGTCCCGCTGGTGGTGGCGCACGTCGTACAGGTCCAGGCCATCCCGGTCACGCCGATATTGTCACTGGCCACGCCCCCAAGATTGGCTAATAACGGGGCGCTTGTGCTATAGGCGTCATTCGTTGTTGGGGTGGTAATCTGCACAGAAAGCGGCGCAGGATCTTGCAGGGCAGCCAGCCCGGCAATGTCCGTGGCAGTGAGGGCGCGGGTATAGACCCGGACATCGTCGATCCGTCCCTGAAAGCGAAAATTCGCGGGTTGCGTCGGATGACTCCCCAGCACCGTATCCGCAGGACGACCCGTATAGCTGACCGGCGTACTATCATTGGCACTGCCCACCGCCACCCCATTGACGTAGACCACCTGCGTCCCCGCCTGCATCGTGTACGCCACATGCGTCCAGGTATGCAGGGGAATCCCTGCCGGCACGGTCACCCCACTAAACCCTGTGCCGTTATAAAATGAGCCGCGCACGCTGCCACTATCTTGCAGCCGGATGATGACGGCATCGCGGATATTAATGACCCCGTTGGTCGTCGTGGGCCACGCCGTAGGGAAGACCCATGCGGCGAGCGTCGCGGCGGTCGGGTTGGTCAAGCCCCCCGAGACCGTCACGACCCCGGTCTCTGTCCCATCATAAGTAACGGCACTCGTGCCCATCTTGGCCGCACCCCAACTATTGCCCGCGCCCAGGGTGCCATCGTGATTGTTCGCGGTGCTGTCTTCAGCGGTACTGTCCGTGCCTTCATCAAACTTCAAGTGCATGCGCAAATCCGTCGTATAATCGGGCGTGGGCGGGGCGCCACCACAGGTGGGCTCCAGCGTCTCGTTGCCGCCGGTAAAGACGGGCAGACAGTCCAGCAGATAGGCCGGCTTAAAATCAATCGTCGTATCCGCAGGAACGGACCAGGACGCATCATTGCCGCCCCGGAAGGGCTGCATAAAAATTTTATCAACTCGCGCCGTACTGCTGCTGACATTGCCCCGGAGGCGAATATTCGTGCGCGAGTAGGCGAGATTGCCGTTGACCCAGATCTGGATAATGCCATCGGTCACGTTGGGGGTGTTAATTTTGACGCGCATGGTGAGCCGCGTCCACACATTCACGGGCAGTGCCGAGGGCGAAAAGCCATAACTATCCCCGCAGACATCCACGCGGTTTTGATCGTAGAGATAGAGCCGCATGCTGTCCCACATATAGCGGGCACTCCAGCCGTTCGCCACAATCGGATCACATCCGGTCGAGGCGGCACCCCCGGCGAGGCCATAGAGCTTGCCGCCTTCCCCTTCAATCCACCCGGTGCGGTATTTCTGCCAGTAATCGAGGTAATACTCATCACGCGCGGTGATGGACACCGGACCATAGGTGATGCCACTGATAATCATATGGGAGCCCGGCCCCACGCCAAAGGTGTTCGCTTTGAAGGTCACAAAACCACCAGGGAAGCTCTGGAGCACGCCAGCGGTCCCAGGCGTAGACAGGCCGACCAGGCTCAGGAAGACGATGAAAATACGGAGGAGCATACGATCCCTTCTACGGCGCAACTGGGGGACCAGCCCGCCCCCGAATACAGCGCATCAGCTTTTCCAGCGCATTGACGAGGCGCGTCATCATATCGGTTAATTCGGTTTTCGCCGTGGCAATATTGGAGATGCCATCGATATCCCCCTGCAGGTTCGTCATCAGGGCAGTCTTGGCCGTATCCAATTCCGCGAGGGTGGCATGGCAGAGGTCGTTATTGGTCGCGGCATCCTCATAGGCTTGTTTCTCATCCAACACCGCTTGGATAGCCGCATTGACCACATCCTTTTCCGGCTGGGTCATTTCGACGAGGATGCCAGCCTCAACCTTCAGATGGCAGCGCCCGTGGACATGGCTCGCACTCACGGTCTCGACCAGCGCACGCTGGCTGGCCGTAATGCCTGGGGTCGCGTTTTCGTCCAGCATGACGCAGGTCGGGTCGGTGACCTTCGAGGGATCGACGGAGCGAATATACCGTGTGGCCCCTGTGGTGTCGGCACACTGGGGACGGACGCCATTGCCACACACAAAATCTTCGGCCTCAACCACCACCACGAGACTGAGCAAAACCATCAGTATGAGCCGCACACGCATTACTGGATACCTCCTATCCCTGTCAGCAGTGCGCCTGCCCGGCAGGTCACCCCCGTATTGTTTGCCCCATCATCGGCCGTGATGGTGCGGGCATTGCCACTATGATCGCGGAAGGCGACGGCATTCCCTGCTGCGCCATCGCCACAGTTATCAAAGAGCCACTCCCCGGTGGGCAGGGTCCGGCGTAAGCGCGGGCGTTTGGACGTGGCGAGAATCGCAATTTCTTCCGCAGGCACCACAACGTTGTACAGCGCCACATGGTGGAAGCGCCCTTCCGCCGCCGCAAAGGTGCCCGTATTCCCGCACAGGGTGAGGGAGTCGGTCAGCGAGGACGTATCCCCAGACGATGCCGTGGTAATTTGTGTCCCATTTGCGTACAGCGTGATGGTCCCCCCAGTATGCGTCATGGCCAGATGGATAGGTGTCCCTGCAAAGGTGGTTTCTGCTGTGTCGTACATTACCTCATCTGTCGCACCATCGTTATTGCCCATACAGAGACGGTCCTGGCGGCGCCAGGTGGCAAAAATGCGCTTCGTCCCCCCCGTGTTACTGAGGATGCCCTCGACGTTCGCCCCATCATGGCAGAACGACCCGCCCGCCGGTGCTGGAGCCGTGGGGGTATACCAGAGTGCAATCGTTTTGGTGCCCGCTGCGAGGTACGTGGAAATGGCGGCGCCACCAATCGAGTCGTCCACGCCGTCACAGTCCACGGCAGCCTGGGCAACACCCGCCCACAGCCCGACGAGCAGCACCAATCCCGGCAGCGTCTTCCCTGGATGCATACGCTCTCCTAACGTGTGTACTCCAAGCGCGCATGGACGACCTCAGCGTCCCCAGAAGCCGTATCCCCCGTATCCCGACAAATCTTGATCTTGAAGTAGTCGCCAGCTGCGATACTATCCGCATTCGTCAAGGTGCAACTGATCTGATCCAGATGTCCTGCAGTCCCTGGTACGCCGGCGTCATCACAGGCATTCGCCGTGTCGTAGGAGTCCGTGTTGATATCCGCACTGTCACCAGGCGTCACGGCCATCACCGACACATCCAGGTTGAACGTGCCAGACGTGGCAGAGGTCATCGAGAAGGAGGCTTTAAAGGTCAGCCCGCTGGCATAATCCGCATTCAAGGTGCCCTGCCAGATGGCACATTCACTCGTCGACGCATCAAAGAGTAGGCGCAGGTTATTCTCGCTGGCGTCGAGTTGCGCGGGATTACTGGGAGGGAGACTATAGCCGCCCACGCTCAGATGAATGGTCCCCGTGCCCCCGCCTGCGGCATTCAGCGTGGTGCCACTCATACTAAGCCCGGTCCCCAGCGTGATTTCTTGCCAGTCCCCAGCGCCGCTATCGCCACGCCCCAGGAGCTTGGAGGCCGCCCCGGCAGCGGTCAGGTTCGCGTAGGGCAAATCCCCCGTAATGGCATCCCCATCGGCAAGGTCCAGGGCTCCCCACCCGTAGGTATTGGAGCCGGTCACCCGCAACACCTGCCCTACCGTGGTGCTATTGGTAATCGCGGTGACCGCTGAGGTGCCATTGCCTTGGAGCAGTCCGGTGAGCGTGGTGGCCCCTGTCCCACCCGCCGCGACGGCCAGCGTGCCATACGTGTGTGGCCCCACGCCGCCGCCCGAGAGCAAGGGTTGCCCGGCAGTGCCCGCCGTCGTCGGCAACCAGAAATCATACGTCCCGGCTTCAGCCGACACGACCATACTCACCACCCCTGACGTACTGCCGGTAATGTCGAGCTGCGTGACGGAGGCCGCGCCAGGCACGACGCTGTAGGCTTCCCACTTGGTCGAGGTCGGGTCATAGCGCACGAGCACGCGCAGGTACTTCCCGGCCGGGATGACCGTGGGCAGTTGCACATCGGAGCCTGCCGCGTAGCCGGTATCCCAGGTAATGGTTTCTTCCGCAGCGGCATAGAAGCTAAAGAGAATCGGCTGGAACGGGGCCGGGTTGGGGGACGTCACGGTCGGATCGTCAATCTCAATCGTATCATCCACGTCATGGCGGTAAATCACATCACAGCTATCGCCGTTGGGGATGACCGTGCCGCTTGAGGCCGACAGTTGACACACACGTGGCACATTCTGCTTATTCGTGAGCCGTTGGGCGGCATCGAGCTTGACGATGGTCGCACTATCAGAAAGCGAGGCTGAGGAGGGCCGTGCGGTACTGAGCACGCCCGACGTATCCAGGCCGGTCACGAAGAAATGGTCGACATCATCCAGGCTCTGCACCATGCGCTTGATCACGCCATCGCTGGTAATCACGCCAAAGTTTTTGCTGGTGCTGTCCAGCCACAGCGTGCCTTGCGTCGCCGCAGGGGTACTCGGTGCACTACTCTCTAACCACCACATATTGGTAATGGGGAAGCCTGCGGTGGCGGCATCGCCCGAGGTGATGTCCCCAAAGGCGGTCATATCGCCGCTGCCTTCGCCTTCGCCGCCCTCATCCGCTGCACAGACCACTTGGCCGCTGAGATTCACGGTCAACTTGCCGCCGTTGGCATCGCCGGTGCAGGTGCCCGTGGTGATGTTAAAGCTCAGAGGACTTGGCAGCAGATAGCCGTCGTACAGCACAGAGACATCTTGGCCCCCGCAATACTGGAGCCGCCCCGTATCCATAACCTGGTGCTGACCCTGGGCCCCGCCGCCACAGGTGAGTGACACCGCTGCGCCATCATTCCATGCGGCGGTCGAGGCATCAGCCACGTCCGGGGAGCACTGCACGACGCCGCCCACAATCGTGAGCTTGCCCAGGTTCTCATCTGCCGCACAGCTACTGGTATCGCCCCAACTCAGGCCACTCGGCAGGCCCGCAATGTGCAAGGTTGGCGTGGCCTCGTAGCCGCAATACTCCAGGTTACTGCCAGGCCCGACCTGCATCTGCCCGCCGGTGCCTTCACCACAGCTCAGAGACTCGGCAGTACCATCAAAGAGAGAGCCAGACTCGGTGAGAGCCGTCGACAGTGTCACGCCAGAAAGTGCCAGCCCCGTGCCAGCGGTGAGAGGTGCCTGATAATCTGTCCCTGCCGTAGCGGCACTGAGCACGCCACTGGTGCCTTTCAAGATGCCCGTGGTCGTGGCAGATTTCAGGGTTTTCCCCCCGGTGCCTGAAAAGAGCGCGATTTCATTGTCAATGGATGACCCTGGCCCCGAGGTATCGCCTTTCGCATCAAACGCCGTCCAATCTGCAGCCGTGAGGAAGCCTGGCCCCCCGCCGCTGGCCTTCTGGGCATTCGCATAGTCCAGGCCACAGACGCCCGTCGTGCAGTCAAAATCATCGGCCACAAACGCCACGGCTCCCTTGGTACTCCCATCCGCCGCCGCATTGGCGATGGAGACCGTGATACTGCCGCTGCCGTTGGTAATGGAGATGGGTGTCGTGCCAGTCAACGTGCCCAAGGCGGGCGTGGTACCCGTGCGACCGATGAGCACCTGGCCATTGGCCATCGCGCCCGTGGAGGTCGCAGAGCCTGTGCCCGTGGCAAACATGGCCCCGTTGTTCGTGCCGGAGACAATGCCCGTCGAGCCTTCGACCAGGCAGGTATCGTAGGTGGGGAGTCCATCGACAATGAGGAGACAGGTGCCCTCACCCCCAGGCGCAGGCAGGCCCCCGCCACCGATAATCTGGATGGCATGGGCCGGGAGCACCGCCACGCAGCAGCACAGGAACAGGAACCAGACCCAGCGGGCCATAGCACACGCCTCCAGAGGAAGAGGTGAGGCATACTCGCCCAGACACACAAAAAGCCGACGTTCAGAGGCAGGTGCACCTGAAAACGTCGGCTTGACGTTGCACGCCTTCCCGCTAGCTAGGCGGCAAGGTGAGCGAGTATGCAGTTGTTACCGTAAGAGTCTAGGGCATCCCCTCAATAACATTTAAAACTGCGTCTGCGCCACCCGTCCGTACACAGCGCCACATTCCTGTACTCTCTGTCCCAAGCGCGATACCATTCCCATTGCCTTTAATGAGAATGCCAGTCGAGGCTGTTGGTGCAGGGTCTATAGAGGTGTCCGCGCACGAAGCGTCATTTTGCGAGACATTAATAATCGCCAGCGAACAGCGCGATCCATTCGCTTCAGCCACCGTCACGACACTATCACTGACGACGACAGGCGCACGGTCGACCCCTAACAGATTCCCCCGCGTGCGGCGACAGCCCGATTGCGCCAGCACGTCCACCGGCAGCAGAGCACTCCAGGCAAGCACAAGCCCCACGACTACCCCCACCAGACGCATGATCGACATACACAGCTCCTCTAGCGCGCCGTGGGCTCGCTGGGTTGAGTTTCGGATGGCAGATTGAGTCCTTGCGCACGAAAGACCACCGACGCGAGCCCTGACAGCGCCGTAGGCGAAAGCATGCCCTGCCCTTCTTCCAAAGCCTGGAGCAACGCCCACCGTCCCACGCGCGATTGCATGGCAGCGGAGATCACAGCAGGCGCCGCTTCCGCCGCAATGACGAGGCCTGCTGCAGCAGGGACATTCCCTGTTGAGAGTTCGCCCACGCCCGCGAGACGTCCCAGCCATTTAATCCCTTCGCCCACCCAGCCGCCTTGATGGGTCGGTGCCCGACTCGTAAGGCGAGCCACATCTTTCAACGTGTCACGGATATCGGTCAACTCGTCAGGGGTAAAGCTTCCGGCAAAGAGCTTGTCATCTTTGATCCGCTTCTCGAACTGATTCTGGATACGCTTGCCATAGACACGGGTAATATCCCCTTGCTCGAGCTGAATCCCCTTCCCCGGACTCCAGAGGTCCATCAATCCTTCAAGCCCCCGTTCTTGTCGATATGCCTGAATGGCACCCCGCAAGGTCTGTGCTCCTGGCACCCCATGCTGTGCCGCGGTGGCGATATCATCCATGATGGAACCGTAAATAGCCTTGAGCCCGGTCGCTTGCGGCCAGTTCTCCGTATTGGCTTGGCGCACGAGCAACCCCACCCGCTTGCGGATATTGTCAAGGTCTTGCAGTGGAATCACGGCCCCTGGCTGTTGCGAGAGCTGCTGCATATCACGGGCAACCCGGATGATGTCGCTCTGCTGGACACTGGGCGGCAAGGCCAGTTCCCGCCGCAGTAAGTCATCTGCTGTTGTGCGGAGGCTCACAGGGACAATAGGCGGATTATGTTTGGCAGCCTGGGCGAAGAGATCATCTGAGGGTGTAGACGGCCCAAGACGACTGGCCAGTTGTCCTAAGCGTGTCTCCCCCATCTCATGCATCACCCGACTCACGCCGGGCAGGGTCGGCAGGAGACGCTTTCCAGCAGCAACAGTAGCCGCAATGGGGACAGGAAGAGCACCCAGGAGGTCACTAGGGTAGAGATTCGCCACAGCGCTTTCGGCTATGGGCTGCTCTGGCTGCGTCAACCCCAGCGCATTCGTCGCGCGCGTCGCAAGACTGCCACCGATGGCTGCCCCCACGGCAGGGCCGATAGGGCCTGTCACTGGCGAGGTGAGACTGCCGAGTGCAGCGCCGCCCATGGACCCCAATACTTGTGCGGCCATCGCCGGCATATCCTGATACAGCGCCTTATTTGTCGTGGCTTGCTCACGAGTAATCATCTCATCAATACGACGGTCAATCTCTGCCTGTCCTGGTGTGCTCGTCTTCGCAATCTCGACGGTCAAGTCACTGGGCACTGTAGACTGTACTGGAGGAGATGCAACAGCAGAGGATTGTTCCGGGCTTACGGGCTGTTCTCCAAACAAATCACGGTCAATGTCATCCAGCTTCTGCTGTGGCGCAGGAGCAGAGCGTGATGGGGATGCCGTGTTACTTCTCGCCGGTGACGATGGACCAAACAGCTCTTGTTCAATCACATCAAGTGAGACGGGCACGGTCTGTCGTTGCCCCTTGCGACCTTCCGGCGTCATGGACTGCGCTGTCCGTTGCATCAAGGTCGTTGTCAGTGGCGTCTGTGGCACGGTCTGTGTTTGGAGCGGATACGTACTCAGCACTTTGTCCGGATAATCGGCTTCGTTGGGATCGCCATAGCGCGCTAACGCTTGCCGTACATCCCCCTTTGTTGCCTTCAGGAGATCGCGGAAATGGCGGATACCTACGTCCATGCTTACATCAGGGTCTGTCCGTGTCTGCGGGGTTTGTCCATACGGGCGCCCCGTGGCATTCGTCACCTGAAACAAGCCCGTCACGCCGGTGGGACTCACAGCCTGGGGGTTGTACCGCGATTCACGATGGGCCAGAGCCAGCATCAAGGCCGGATCGACCATGTAGCGCTCGGACGTCGTGATAATCCGGTTACGGAGCGATGCCGTCGTGGCGGGATCATCGGTCGCAAACAGATCACGTTCGACTTGCGTTAAGAGTGCCATCAGGGCGTAATCCTATAGCCAGAGGCCTGGGCACGTTGCCGGACATCAGCTTCCGAGAGCCCACGCCGTTGCGCCAACTCACGGACTTGTTGCTCCGTCATCACTTTCTGCGTGGGCGTACTCGAAACGCCCTTGCTCTGAAATTCTTCTTTATAGGCTTGTTCACGCCGCTGTTTAACCTGAGCAAGCGTCGTCTTGAGACGTGTAAGATTGCCGGTGAACTGTTCTTGACTTTGGGCTTGCTCCAGGCTGCCCAGGACCGATTGCAAGAGCCGATGTTCAGCCTCAGTCACTTGCCCCAACGTTGAACCTGCTTGTCTCAACGATTGCAGCTCATCAAGACCAATATTAGCACCAATAGTAGTAATAAGGCTGGCAAGGTCACGACCTGGCTGATAAAACGACTTCAGGAAATTTCCCATGACCCCTGTCGTAGGCAGCGTGGATGTCGTGATAATATTTAATGCTTTATCAATTTCCTGCCCTACCAGCTGATGTTTTTTGTCAATTTGATCGAGTGTCGCCCGTGCTTGACGCTCCATCTGCGGCAACTTGCCCTCATACGTGCCTGTTTCTTGCCCAATCTGCTTCTCCGTTTCCGCTTCACGCACATTCTTCGTAATCGGTGCACCCACTGTGGTACCGCCTGGGCCTACCGGCACATACCCCGTCCCTACATCCAGCGGTTTCGTAGGTGGCAGGGGCGTAAAGCCTTGCGGGTATTGGGTCTGTACTGCCGCGCCCGATGGTGTCAACTGCGTTGTCGTATAATTCCCCTGCGCATCCTTGCCCCAGATCGGGTTGAGCCCCGCCTGCATGCCCTGCACACGCTGTTTCATCGGCACAAGCTGCCGCCGTCGCTGGTCAATCAACGCGGCATCGTAGGTCTCCGGGAGCAAGTCCGCCAGCTTCGGCCCAATCTGTGGCAAGTCCTCTAACGTCGCGCGCCCTTTATCCAATGAATCTTGGTCAACCACAGTTGCCAGAATCTCATCGAGAAAGCCAATGCCCCCACTCAAGACCTTCATCTGCGTCAGCGCATCTCCTTGCTCCATCTGGCGCACCGTATTGAAGATCTCTAAGCCGCGCTTTGGATCAAGGGCATACATCTTCCGCCAATCAAGCTGGTCTGTGAGCCGCATGCCCCCACCTGACCGCCGCGCTGGCACCGGGGGAGCTTGTGGTGTGACCTCTGTACGCTGATACGTCGTCCCAGGGCCAGCTGCCATCCGTTGCGCTGCCGCTGGGCTCGCAGCCTCCCCACCTTGCCAGAGCGCCTGCGTTGGTCCATGAATCAAGGGGCGCGTACCCGGGGCTGACGCAAGCTGACTCAGCGGCACGGTGCCGGCTTCAGCCTGGGCCATCTGTGCCGCCATATAGGCTTGCAGAGCCTGTTCACGCTCGCGCTGGAGCATAACATCCTGCACGGCGAGCTGCCGCACCTGCTGTTGCTGCATCAGATCTTTCAGCTGCGCGGCTTGCAGCATCGTGCGGCCAAAGTCCGGCGTGGGAATGTTCACGGGTTGGACTTGTAAGGACAATCCTGGTAAAAGCGCCATAGCCTACCGTCCCATCAGCTGATTAAGCAGCATGTACTGTAGCGCTGAGTTTCCGGCACCGCCGAGTCCACTCAGTGCATTGCCCCAGGCGCTGCTGGCTCCAACTTGTCCGGCAGCATTTGAGGCTGCACCGCTCAAGATGTTATTCCCTTGCTGAGTACCTAGATTCGCACCCAAATTAGCCAGAAGACTATTCGTTGTCTGCCCAAGACCGGCCAAACTACTAAGCTCATTGAACGCTTGTTGCCTGAGCCCGAGTTGTGAGGCAAGATTTGTCTTATATTCCTCTAATCCACGCAAGTACTCATCTTGAGACTGCTGTTGCGCTCGACCATATCCCAAGGCGTCTGCTTGAGACAACCGATCATAGTTTAATTGGTTCTCAAGGAGAGAACGGTTGAAGGCATCTGTGTCATAGCGTAAGGCCCGGTCATACGCACGGTCGGTCGTGGCAAGCCCCCGCGAGAACAAATCCTGGTCTTGCTGTAAGGCGCGTGTATAGTCTAATTGATTCATCCCGAGTGCGCGGTTCCACGCTTTATCATATTCCTGACTGGCAAGGTTCTGTGAATAATCCGTCAGCGCTTTCCCAGTGGCACCACTGAAGAGTCCCCCACGCGCTGCAGCACTCGCCTCCAGGGCTTTCTGTCCTTCGCTCATGCGAAAGGCATATCCTGGATCGTTCGCCAGTAGCTGTTCCCCAGACGGCGGCTTGAACTGAAAGTCCCAGGGATTCATCGCTGTCGCCTGCGTCTGGAAGCCCCACGGATTCATCGGCGCCTGCGGTGTAAACATCGTGGCGTTATAGACCTGCCACGGATCGTAGCCACTGTTGTCCGTCGCACTATACGCCTGATAGGGATTGTCAAACTTGAACAGTTCAGCCACAGCCGTGTCCTTTCAGCGCCGCGACGGCGGATATTGTGGGGCAAACGTCGCCATCAGCGGCTTCGGCGCGGTGTACGTACCCATCGTGACCGGCGACTTCACCAGATCGCCCAACTGACTGAGTGCTGCATACCCGGCCTCACGATACGGCGCCATGTCGGTGCGCTGCTGGTCGTACAGCGCCGCCAGCAGAATATTGGCCTGTTGGGCGGCATCGGCTTGCGTGCGGGCGGCATCCTTCGCCGCACCAGACCCTATGGCACCGCCAATCAGCGAGCCCAGGCCCGAGATGCCCGAACTAATGAGCGGTGCCCAGGCACCCAGACTGCCGAGCGTGCCGAGCAGGCCACTGGTCCCCGCTGCGCCTGCACCTAATGACCCCAGCGTTGGAGCGAGGGTACTGATCGGGGCCACCAGTCCGCTGCCTGCCATGGTTCCTCCTACTGCGCCCGCACCACCCAGCACCGGGGCGCTGGTGGCCGCACTGAGTGTCGGGCTTGCGGCTATCGGGGCAATCGAGCCCCCCACATCGGCAGCACCAATCGCGCCGGCTCCTGCACCAGCCGCAGGAGCCGCAAAGCCGCCGGCAAGGGCCGCACCGCCTGTGGCAAGCCCGAGGGCTGCCAATGCTGGGAACAAGTTGTCTCCTAGCGGATTCCAACTGTCCTTGCGTTGCGCTGGGATTGCTAAATACCGCTCCCAAATATCAAAGTCTTTCGCAAATCGCGGATCGGTACGTGCCTGCTCCTCAGTAATCTGCAAGGCTTCTGGTGTTCTTCCTGTGTATAAACCTTGGGATGTCATATCCCTATCAGGATCAGATGCAAACCAGCTACCTTTTCCGAAGCGTTCACGCTGATAATCTGTATAGGGGAGAGCATATAATTGAGAAAAGTCGTCCGACTCTCCGCCGGCAGACCCCCAAAGGAATTCGTAATTAGGTATATAATTTTCTGAACTAAGTTGAGATAGGAAATCGTTTATTTGTTGGTCTACAGCATTAAGAGCCATACGCTTTCCTATCACAAGATGCGAGCATATGTGCTATACTCTCGTGTGTACATGCCGGGTCTGCAGCCCGTGCGCACGCCCCCATACGTGCCGCATGTACACATCATGCATATGGGGATCATCACTTTTCTGATGGGAGAAAAGACCATGCCCTCGTTTCAAGATCTTGCTGGCCAGACATTCGAACGATGGACTGTTTTGCATCGCGTGCCCCCACCAAGCCATACTAATGGCAAGAACACCTACTATTTGTGTCAGTGTGTTTGTGGCACACAAAAAGTTGTGCACGGCGGAAGTTTGCGTAGAGGTGATAACAGAAGCTGTGGATGCCTGAATAATGAAATGCGCATACTGCGTAAGTTGAAGCATGGTGCCACGCCAAAAAGTGGTGCGACTGCTGAATATGAGGCATGGTCCCACATGAAGGAACGTTGCTACAACCAAAACGGTCGCTATTATGCTGACTATGGTGGACGTGGCATTACTGTATGCAAGCGATGGCTTAATGATTTCTCTGCGTTTTTGGCTGATATGGGACCACGCCCCAGCCCGAAACATTCGTTGGATCGTTACCCTGACAATAATGGACCATACAGCCCTGAGAATTGTCGATGGGCAACCAGAATAGAGCAAGCCCGCAACGTTCGTAGCAATACGCTGATAACCTGGAATAATGAAACTCATTGTTTGAGTGAATGGGCTGAAATTCTTCATTGCTCGCCAAGTTTCCTCTCTGCCAGACTAAAAGCGCTAGGTTGGTCTGTCGAGAAGGCTTTTACTTTTCCCAAACGTAAAAAATTCCCTCAAACTCTTACCTATCAAGGCGTCACTCGTTCTTTGAAAGAATGGGCAACCCTGTTAAACCTTAAACCCGTTATCTTGCGCGACCGTCTCTATGCTGGCTGGTCAGATGAACGCATTATCACTACGCCACAACTGCTCTTCCGAGGACGTACCCCTTAGGGCAGCGCCATGGCCTATGGTCCTTCCTTGCCAAAGACCAGCACCATGACCCGCTCCTCATGCGTTGTGCCGCCCATACCGCCAATCTGCGCCACTTCAACCAGGCGCTCGGCCATCGTGACAAGCTGCCAGCCTGCCGCCACCTGCGTATTGAGGTACGCCGTGAGAGCCACTTCCCACGGGCGCGTTTCAGCGGGATCGGGTTCCCAGGTCAGGACGTCGTACTGCATAGCATTACCTCACGGGCTTGCCCGTTTCATCGACCAGGAGCGGCGATGCAGGCGGGACGTGTGAGGGCGCTGCCGCCTGTCGTGCCTCAATGCGTGCCTTCAGGCTGGCACGCAACGCCGCCAGACTGCCGAAACCACAGGCGGCGAGCAGGGCATCCGCCGTACTCTTCTCCAGCACGCCCACGAAGTAGGGCACGATCACCACGCCACCTGCCCCGGCACAGAGATACGTCTTCTTGCCACGGAGCCACGTCACGACATCGGTCACTTCAGGCCCCCTAACGGCAGCACGCGTAACAGGTCTAGAAGTACCAGGAGTAGCACCGCAACCCAGAGTGGTGGCGGACGCCCGATGGCTGATAAGATGGTGCAGACAAATGCGGCCAGGACCAAGACCAGGCTAACGGTAAGCATGATTAGTCTTTCTTCTCGGCAGCGGCAGCCTTCGCCAGATCAGCTTCCGCCTTCTCCGCTCGCTTCATCGCCTGAGCCAGACCATTTTCGGCTTTTTCGGCACGCTCGACTGCCACCCGCAACTCACGAGCACAGGAGTCCCGCAGGGTACGGTTTAGGAGAGCCTCAGCATTGAGCTTATAGTCCTGCTCCGTCCTGAGTTGCTCACACGTCGGCAAAGCCTGCTGCGCAAACAACGATGTCCCAAGCACAAGCCATGTTGCCAACAAGACTGGCACGACAACAAACACAAGAAACGCTATCCATCCTAACCGTGCTGACCCATCCCTCACAGATTTCCTTTCGTTATGTCCCTGCCACATAGACCGCCGTCGCGCTCTGCGGGGCCTGCACGCTCCGTGGCACTTCCACCGCCATCGGTGGTGTGGCTGCGCTCTCCTCCCCGCTTGCTGTCACCGCGACAACATAGTACACGTAGATCACCCCAGGCTGTATCTGCCCATCGAGGTATGTATAGATCTGCACTCCAGGCTCCACGGCAGGCAGCTCCGCGATCTTGACGAAGGGCGCACTCCCCACTTGCCGATAGACCCGAAACGCCACCGCAGGCCCGAGCGCTGGCGCATACTGCCAGCGCACTCGGATACGCGGCGCCGTCTGGATGACGTTGAATGCCTGCGTCTCGTAGCCATACGCATACGTCTGCAACGCATCACGGACCAGGAGCCGTGTCGCAGCCGCATTCTCGTGCAGTTCGACCTCGCCCATGGTCGTGCTGAGTTGCCCGCGTGACTCCCACGTTGTGTCATCCGTCGTCCGCAGCCGCTCATACAGGGTAGCCCCTCGCACCCCAAAGACCCGGCCACTGGCTGCTTGGATGCGTGCACGAATCGGGCCGGCGCCTGGGAGCTGCACGACCGCCGCTGGCAAGCTCTGCTCAGCCATGCCTGCCTCTACTGCGCCACATAGAAGCCGCTAATCTTGATGCTAAACTCATCGACTGCCGCCAGATCCGCTAATGGAATCGCGGCCAGCGTCCCATCGCTCAAGTCCACCGTCAGGAGCGAGATTTCCAGGTTGACGAGTTGGTTCAAGAACGCATGCACCGGCCCAGCCAGCACCAGCCCTGGGCCGCCCCAAAGCAATACCGTCACGGGCACATCAAAGATGGCCGAGTCGGGGAAGCCCAGGATACGGGTATTGCCTGACCCCGTATGGCCGACACACACCAGCGTCAGGGAGAAGAACACCACCGGGCCACTGCGGACAAAAATGCCCGACTGCTCGGTATAGCTGCCCACGCCCGCGACCACACTGCCCGCAATCACCGGCGTAAAGCCGCCCCCAGCGACCGTAATGCCTGTGATACTATCCACAGGCCACCCCGGCTGGTGCACATCGTTCGCGTCAAACACGTCAATGCGGTACAGCGCATCAAGGGCCATGTACGCGAGCAAGGAGCCATCGGCCGGCAGCTCGATCGGATTGTCGAACGGCGTTTCCCCCAGAATATCGGTATACAGGGCTTTCGGGGTACTGGTCCCGCTGACATACGAATAGACTTTGCCCCCCGCCAGGGGCAAGCCTTCCTGGTCAAAGAACCGTTGGATCGGCGACTGTAAGAAGACGGTGGGCTGTGCCACTAGAGAGCCTCCAGCGTTGCACGAGTCACCGCTCCAAAACGACCGGTATGAAACTCGTGCGCCAAGGTCCGTTGCCGGGTCGGGGTCAGCGGGGCCACCACGCGCTCCATCGTCTGCACTGTGGTTGGACTCCACTGGCCGGCGCGAAAATCCGCCCGCAGCGTCTGGAGCACGCTCGGGGTCGGGAGAATCCCCGCTGCCGTGAGCGTCTCGGTCCAGAACCGCGTCACAACACTCGACCACTGCCCCCGAGGTAACTCACGGGCTAAGGTCAACCAGACGGAGGGGGAGCCCGCCATCACAACTCCTTATGTATCCAAGACCGCGCCGAGCACGACGAACTTAGTGGGCTCAGAACACACGACTCTATATCGCCTATCGCGAGACATGCCGAGACGGCGCACACGCGCACGATGGCGATACTCGCCGATCCGTCCCATGGGCACATGATGTGTCCCGTGGAAAACATGGCCACCATCATCGCTGTAGGACAATTCAAGGCTTGGGTCACTGCCTGGGATGACAGCCCCGTCCAGGCCAACGCCACTTTCAATGTCCAGTTGCAACGCGGCATGCGTCACACGCCCGAGGTCTTCACTACTAAATACTGGGGGTAAGACAACCTCTTTGACTATCGGCGTGCCCGCATCGGTGTACGCCTGCTCATCCAGGATATACACCGCCCCGGTGCTGTGATTGCCCACATAATGCCGCCCATGCGCAAAGCCATGCACATACCCCAATGGGATCTGATACTGCCCCAGTTCCATATTCCAGGACTGCCGCCGATGCCACAGCCCCGTGGCCAGATCATAGACGTGCGCCACGCCTTGCGAGGGGAACGTCAGCACGTAGAAGACATGGCGCCCCTGCTGATAGGACCAGCCAATAGCATCGGCCCCAGTCCCATAGGCTTGGAGCGTCGTGGTCAGGGTGTGCGTCGAGATGGGCACCACCTGCATCCCCTGCGTCTGCACCACGAGGCGATCCCCTTGCTTGTTCTGCGCCAGCCAGCACAGTGATTCGCCCACAATCGCTGGGGAGTGGGGCGCGAGACAGCCATGCTCCAGTAACGCCCCTTCAATCCGCGCAAAGGCATCCGCCCCGGCTTGCCCCGTGGAGTACCACACTTCCGTGGTGTAGCGGCCAAACAGCCAGATTTCGCGGTGGGCGACCAGCAACGCCACGAGCAGGTCTGGTGACCCTTCCGCTGAGGCAATGTTCGTCCCAGTAAAGGCAGCCGAGTAGAGATCCGACCAGTAAAACTGCTGGGTATTCGGGCGAGCCAGCACGTAGTACCCATCCAGAAAGCCCACATGGGACGCGCCCAGAAACTCGGCATCCACAATCTGCGCAAACGCGCTCCCGGCATACGTGAACGTGTAGCCAAACGGCCCATCGACCAGGATCAGCGTCGTGCCATTGTCCGCAAAGGAGACCGGACCAACAGCCGTATTCAGCGTGCCACCGACCGTGAGCCCCCCGGTCGGCGCAATCTCCGTGAGAGTCGCACCACAGACGCCAAAGAAGCGGCCATCGGCCGTGGTGTGGAAGCCGCGCACGCCACCATCACCGGCAAGCGTCACAAAGGGCGTGAGGCCGGGAACGCCGTAGAGGGCCACCGCACATTTGCCCGCACGACTCTCCACAACTTCTGGGTAGGCATTGACGCAGGTCAAATTGCTCACATTACTCGACTTTGCGGTCGCTTCAGTCCCGATCCAGTGCAGGCGCGGCATCACGCTACCCCCCACACGACGCGTGTGAGGTTCGACGCCGCCGCCTCTTGTGCTGCCTGGATCGTAGCGCCCGCGTGGAGTGAGACGGTGCCATGACCGGGGAACACCGACTGGCTTACCTCTTCCACGAGGCGCAAGAGTTGCTCCTGCTCCGAAACGGTCAAGGGACGATCAGGCGCACAGCCCCACGGGCACACCATGGCGTCTGTCGAGCCGTATAGATGGCAAATCGCCGGGCGAATCGCATACACGCTACACCGCCCCTGCTTCAGCAACGGGCACGCAGACGCCTGCACGTCCCGGAGCTTCTTCCCGGTACGCCGCTCTAACCGCGTGCGTTCCAGGTGCGACAGCGCCATGGGGCCACACGCAGCGGTGCACAGACCCACACAATGGACCTCTGGCACCATGGCATAGATGGCTTCGAGCTTGACTATGGCGTCGTCATACAAGCTCTGTGGCATAGGCTACACGTAAGAATCCGTGAGTGGGTTCCATCTGCCCCACGTCCGTTGCCCTGGACACCTGGGGTCCAAGTCCAGCGTGGGGATTTCCGTATTCATGCGCATCACTAAGCTTTTGCTACTGCGGGCGACGTCGATCACTTCTGGGCTCGCCTGGCCGCCATATTCAGGTGTCAGCCGTATTGCCAGGTTGTAGACCACTGCTTCCTCGTAGCCATCCGGCAGCGTCAGATTGGTCTGCACCGTGGCCCACGTGGTAAGCTGGCGCCAGAGATACACGGCCATCGAGCGATTGACCGTGGGCTTGGGCCACAGGAAGATGCTTCCGAGCGGCACTAAGGCAGAATAGCTCCAATCAGTCTGCCAACTACTTGATAATGTTTTCAGTTGAATGGCACGATACTCTGCTTCAGTAAGTTCATGCATCGGTACTTCAAGATCTGGCTCTTGAGTTGTATCAATAAGCCCTATTGCCTCGATCTTGGTTGGCCGTGTAGCCTGAGCACCCATTATGGGGGTTGTATTCCACTCTCCAGATGGTCCAACTGTATAAACTTGCTGGCCTGCGGTAACAGCAAAAACAGCCCGTTCAATGTCGTAGGCCATGAGGCCCTCTAACCTCCAAGTTGATAACATAGAATTAAGACTTTCAAGACCATCCTGCGCCTCTTCAGCCGCAGGCGTTTCGGCTGGGTCGATGGCACGGATTAAGCGTAAGGCACGACGTATGATAGCTAGCGCTGTAGGCATTCTTTTTCTACATAC